CTATGCCCACCAACAACTATTCATCAACCTGGACGGCACCCCGATGGATATCGGCATGGCCCACAGCTTTGTCAACCGCTGGCCAGCTTACTATCACCTCGACTACCGCCAAGCTCTCGTTGCCCATCGCACCATGGCCGTAGAACTCGCCGGGGTCAAGCCGCAACTCGACGCATTATATAAGGAGATATTCACCCGCAATGGAACCATTACACCCACTGTCACCCCCGCGCAACGACCGCAGCCTGCGCCAGTACTCCCGCCCCCAGACGACACCACCGCAGTCACTAACTACTGGTCCTGCACCCGCCTCACCCCCGCTCCGCGCCCACCACTTGTCAACCGCTACCGTTCCTACATCACCAACCACTGGCTCGATGCGCGACGAAATCAAGCAGTTCACCGATACCTGTCTGAGCACCGTCCCCAGCCGGTCGATAGCGATCCTGGCCCAGCGTAGTGGAGTGAATGTCCAAACTATTCGGCACATGCTCAATCGCGGCAAGCTGGTCAACCTCACCACCGTGATCGCCCTTGCCAACGCCGCCAACTTACGTATCCAGTTAGTCACTACCGCCAAGGACGTCGCATAGCCATGGCCCAGCGCAAGATCCGCATCAACGACCGCACCACCCCCGTGCCACACCCGGCACCCGCCTATATGGCAAGCCCGGTCGACGCCAAGGCTGCTGCCGACCGGCGCACCAAGGCCAACCGCACCGCCGCCTTACGCAAAGCCGTTATCGCCAAGTCGCGGTCCTACCGGGTGCCGCAGCCCATACGTGACGACATCGGCCTCACCCGCGACGAGATCCTGGCCAGCGCCCCCGTACTCGCCGCCGCCGTGCGCCCCCTACCCCCCGCCGACCCACTCCCACCCCATTGGCGCAAGTACTTCGCCCAGTGCTGCCGCTACGCCCAGGCCATCCAGTACCGCCATCGCCTTGCCACCAAGCACGACCTGCCCAGCGACTGGTGGGATATACCGCCGCGGGGTGGGCTGAGTGACGTGATCAACGCGGTATTCCTCGACGTCGACGCCGTCTCCACCATCCTCAACATCCCCAGCACCAGCGCCAGCCGTCTCATGTCCAGTGGCCTCATCCCCAGCTTCAAAGGCCCATCCCTGCCATTGATGACCACGGTCCACGACCTCACCATCTACTTATCCATGAACCGCCTCATCGACTGGCGGGTCGTCATGTACCAAGCGGGGTGGAAAGCCGGTCTCGGTGGCCTGTGGCGCGACCCCAGTACCGGTGACTACATTCCCCTCACTGCCGCCCTGGCCAAAGTAAAGTCCCAGGTAGACGTGAAATTCGGTGCCAAACTTGCCTAGCTGTGTGTCACATATATACATAAGGATACCGGTATACAGTATATTGCGGTCGCTTGACATCACACGTCAACCCATGGTATACTGGTATCTAGCTGTAGTGTTCCAGTCTGAGTCTAGTTGATGCCATACGAGCCAGCAGCGTGCTGACAGTGGGAAGTTCAGTGATTGGTTCTCACCACTGTCGGCACGTCTGGTGGTGCGTTAGTTACTAACCAAGGAGAACCATTCACCCATGTCGTCCCCAGCGTCCCCGTCCATTCCATCCCCACCACCTCCTGTGCCTTCGGCACCCGGTACTGGCGCTGCACCCAACCCACCGGCTATGCGCGACCCAACCACCCTCCTGGTACGTGCATTCAAGGGCTTCCTGTACTCGCCAATAACCAAGCAGCTGTACTACACCAATAACCGCGAAAGTGTCGGCCCATCAACCTACGAGCGCCCATGGTCGGTCAACCCCAACTACGGCTACGAGCACCCCATCTACCCACTAAACCCGGTTGACTACTGCACCGCCGACACTGCCGACGCCGTGTTGTCATGGGCAAAGGACAACTGGCCATCCCTGGTCTTCGACATCATCGTCCCCATCCCCGAAGGCTTCGTCACCCAGGCCCAGTACTGGCTGTTAGTCACCAACCACGAGCAGTCCATCATCGAGGTCTACGGGGCTGGCCTGTGGGCATTCGACCACGACAAGGACGGCGATGCCTCTGCCACCGAGCAACGCACCGCCGAATTGAGACAGGCAGGATTCTCGGTCTAACCCCATGGAACCCATCCTCCAGTTCTTCTCCTACACCCATCTCCCGGCCCACCTCCAACTGGTCAGCCAACCCTTCTGTGACCTAGCCAACGCCATCGTAGAGAACCTCCCGCGCAACCCGGAGCGCACCGTGGCCCTCCGCAAGTTGCTCGAATCCAAGGACGCCGCCGTGCGTGCCAAGCTCTACGTTGACCCAGTTAGTGTATAGTTAGCAAAGGAGTAACTCCCACATGTCAACCACATCCACTACCCATACCCCGGCACCCGTTGCCACTGCCCCCACTCCCCCAGCCCCCACCAAACTCGCCCCCTGGCCAGCAGTGCGGCTCAGTGACGGCCCCGACCCCTACGCCCTCCCCGAACCCAAGGAAGGCGAGGAGATCCCCCCGGTCATGATCACGCAGGACGTCGCCGGTTCCCGCACCATCTCCACCATGTACAAGCCCAGCGACCAGGAACCCCCGGTAGTCACTCCCCCAGGCGGCTCCACTGGCGAGACCCCGGTGACCACCACTGTCGCCATCGACGCCGCCACCATCGCTGGCCTATCCACCACCCCGAAGTTATTGGTTGCCGTACCTGCTGGCGCATCCCTGGAGTTCCAGGGAGCCACCGGCCAGTACACCTACGGCACCGCCACCTACACCGGGTCCGGCATACTGCAGATCAAGTGTGGCGGTGTAGTCGTCTCCGATGACGTCGCGGTCACCCCCCTCACCGGCGCTGTCAGCGGCCCCATCACCTTCACTGCCCTCCCCGGTATCGCCCTCGCCCCCGACCAGCCCATTACCTTGACTCAATCTGGTGGCTCACTCGTTGGCGGCGACGGCACCATCTCCCTCGACGTCACCACGTCCACCCACCTCCCCGACCCACCAGCTGGTGACGCTGCCAGTGCCAGTGCCTACAGTGCTGCCCCCAGTGTCCAATCCGCCTCGGCCCCACCATCCACCCTCGCCCCGCGCTCGGCCCAACCCGGCCACGCCCTCGGCATACGCAAGGGGTCGCGCTAGGCAGGCATAGGCATTACCAAGTCCTAGTCTGTTGTTCATTCACTCTTACGGGCGCATAGGTTTATTAGATTTTCCTATGCGCCCTTTTTTCGATATAATCACCCTTTGTTAGTGACTAACCATGCTAGACACCACCATCGAGGAACGGTCCATTGAGTCCACCAGCGTCGAATACCCGTCCCGCCCCCAGGAGGTGATCGTATTTACCCCAGTCGGCACCGACGTAATCACCGGTATCCCCAGCCCAGCCCTGTCCAGTTACGACCAGCTAACCTCCATCCTGCCCTTTATCCAAATAGGCTTCTACGCCAGTGGACCCAACACCGGTCCAGTAACGATCAACCTGAACGACCTCGGCCCCATCCCATTAACTAAGGTTGACGGGGTCATCGACGTCCCCCTCGACGCTGGTGACATCGCCCTCCATCAATACGTCCAAGCCGCCTACTACCCGTGGACACCATCATTCCAGATCGTCAATGGCACGGCCACTAGTGAGGGGGATGTTGGTCCCGCTGGCCCCCCTGGCCCCCAAGGACCTCCCGGCACCGGCATCGCGATCAACGGCGCAGTCGACACCGTGGGCGACCTGCCCCCAGATGGTGATCCTGGTGACGCCTGGGTAGTGGAAAACACCGGCCACCTCTGGGTCTGGGACGAGGATACTCAATCCTGGGTAGACAGCGGCCTAATCCAAGGACCCCCCGGTGTCGATGGCCCCCCTGGCCCCGCCGGTCCCGCAGGCGTAGACGGCACCAATGGCGTCCAGGGTCTCCCCGGCTTACCCGGCCTCGAAGGCGAAAAGGGCGACCAAGGCGACCCCGGTCCACAGGGTCCTACTGGTCCCCAAGGCGTACCGGGTCCTACTGGTGCAACCGGTGCTACTGGTGCCACTGGTCCCGCTGGTGAATCCGCCACCGCTTTCCACTACCGCCTCGACGCCAACAACACCGCCGCCGCCGACCCCGGCCCTGGCCACTACCGCTACAACCTCGCCACCCAGGTCACCGCCACCGCCATCTACCTGGACCACATCACCCAGGATGGCCACGACATCATCGCCCTGTTCCAAACCCTCTCCCCCGGGGATGAGTTCCGCATCGTCAACCGCTTCGACGCCTCGATCAACCAGCACTGGGTGCTCACCGCCCTATCGACCAACATGCTGGGCTGGATCACCGCCCACGCAGTACTTACATTGTCTAATGGTGCCCCCTTCCCGCATGATACTCAAGTAACTGTCCTCATCCTCCCCAAGGGCGACACCGGCCCAGCTGGCCCCCAAGGCATCCAAGGCCCCACTGGTCCCGCCGGTCCCGCCGGTCCCCAAGGCATCCAAGGTGTCCCCGGCCTCGATGGCGACGACGGCCCCCTCGGCCCCACCGGCCCCCCAGGACCCACGGGCACCACCGGTCCACAAGGCCCCCCGGGCGCTCAAGGCGACACCGGCCCCGCTGGCCCAACCGGCAGTCAAGGTCTCCAGGGCATCCCAGGACCAGCTGGCCCCATCGGCCCCACTGGCCCCCAGGGCATACAGGGCGACCCCGGTCCCACGGGTGCTACTGGCCCTACTGGCCCACAAGGACCAGGCGGGGGCGCGATCCTACAGGACGAGGGCATCTCCATCGCCACCCGGACATTCGTCAACTTCGTGGGTGCTGGTGTCGTGGCCAGCGATGACCCCGCGAACAACCGCATCCTCATCACCATCCCCGGGGCTACCGGCAGTGGGCACGTCATCCAGGAAGAGGGCACCCCCCTCACTGCCCGTCCTGCCCTCAACTTCATAGGTGCCGGTGTCACTGCCACTGACGACGCCGCCAATTCCCGCACCAACATCACCGTCACCGCCACGGGCGGGGTCACCAGCATCTATGGGCGTACTGGTGTCGTCGTGGCCACCGCTGGGGACTACACGGCGGCGTTAGTGACTAACGCAGTTTCCACCATCGCCACCTACGCCGACCCCGCCTGGATCACCTCATTAGCCTACAGCAAACTCACTGGCGTCCCTACCACCTTCACTCCCAGCACTCACGTCCACGCCGCCGCCGACGTCACCACCGGGGTCATGGCCGTCGCTAGGTTAGGCACAGGCACTCCATCATCCTCCAACTACCTCCGGGGCGACGGTGCCTGGACCGTCCCACCAGCGGCAACCGTCACCAGTGTCTTCACCCGTACCGGTGCCGTAGTCGCCGCCAGTGGTGACTACACTGCCGCGCAGATCACCAACGCCGTCTCCATCCTGGTCGGCTACGGCAACCCCACCTGGATCACATCCCTGGCCTACAGTAAAATCACTGGTGCCCCCACCACCGCCTCTATCCAGACCCCGTGGCTCCAGAACGTCAGCGCCGCCAACTTCAGCCTCTCTAACCTCGGCTACCTCCACATGAACCACGTCTCCAACGACCTGGAGATCGACATCCGCACCAACGGCGCTCTCGGCCTGTCCATCCGCCGCGCCGCCGGTCTCAACAGCGACTCCCGCATCCTCCACTACGGCGACGGCTGGCTCACCCTGGAAAACAGCAACGTCGCCAGCACCATCTACATCCATTCCCAAGGCCCCCTGCAACTCCAATCCACGGGCAACATGGAGTTTCACCTTTCGGCCAAGACCAACGCCATGCGGATCTTCCCAGCAGATGGGTACATCACTCTCGGCTACGGCATCAAGTTCCCCGACGCCACCGTGCAGACCACTGCGGCAACCGGTGGCGGTGGCGGTCAGCCCCAGACCCCGTGGGCACAGAACATCTCTGGCGGCGGATTCGATCTCACCAACGTCAAAACGATCAACTACCAGGGCGGGCTGATCAAAGCCGCCACCCCCGGTACGACCACACTACAAATCCAGGACGGCACGCCGAGCCATACGTTCAGCATCGCGGTGGATGTTGGAGCGGCAAGAATACGTGATAATGCCGGGGTCATCGAACTCACTTCCAACACCAACGGAGGGAACACCAATCAACTTTACCTGAACACCACCGGCAACGTAGGGATAGGTATGGTGCCTGCTGCCTATAAACTCGATGTCGCTGGAGACTGCAACATCACTGGCGTCTACCGGGTCAATGGCGTCCCCATCTCCGGCGGTTCCCAGTCCCCGTGGACGCTGACCCATAACGCGGCATCCTTCGCCCTCCACAGCGTATACAGCGTCTCCATAGGCTGTCCACAGACGACCAGGACCGGGACTGCTCTAGCTATCATCTCCGGTAGTCCCAGCGGCGCAGCGGCAGCGACCCAGCTTGTCATTGGCGAAGACACTAACAACCCGGCGTACCAACTGCAAATCGGTTACGCTGTAGTGAACGGCGTTTGGGCCAGTTGCATCCAATCCGTGCAGGCCAACGTTGGTGCGTCCATGTACCTGAACCCACTGGGCGGCTGGGTAAACATTGGCGGCGCTAGCACCCCAACCTGCGGCCTGCAACTCACTGGCGCTGGCCAAGCAACCGCGTCCCCCACCTTCCCCACCGGCAACCAGGGCTGTACCTTACTACTGAGCGATACTGGGGCCACTGGGGGTAATGGTGGCATGCTGGCCTTCGGCTGGGCGGGGAACGGCTCGGCCTTTGCCGGGATCAAGGGCTACGTCACTGACGGTGCGGCCAACACCGCAGGCTCCATGTTCTTCTGTATGCGCCGTAGTGCCGCCGACACCGCCCTGTCCTTCTGCATGGAATTAAAATCCACTGGCATGCTTCACGCCTCGTATAACATATACACCCCCGGGTTATTCGTCAACGGCGGCGACATGACCAGCTTAGTCAACGGTGCCCCCTACTACGGGTTTGGCGTGGCCACCGGGTCATTCGGTGGCTGGACCCAGATGGCTGGCTATGCCGGGTTACTCCTGCAAACTGGCGGTGGGCGGCTGGTGATGGACATCAATGGCAAGACCGGCATCGGCATCGACGCGCCCACCCGCGTACTCCACGTCCACCACCCCAGCGCCACCACCCAGATGGCGGTCACAGGCTACGCGGCGAATATCATGTTAGGCGCTGCAGGCACTGACCCATCCAGCGACACCATGGCCGCAATCTGGGCAATATCCACTTCCAACGGCCACTGGTCGCTCAACGCCGGTGACGTCCTCCTAGGCTCACTCGGCACCACTGGTGGCAACATCCACATCAACCCCAACTTCCCCAGCCTCGCTGGCTCACAGACCGTCTGCATCTACGGGAACTTGGGGGTAGGGATATTCCCGCCGACGTACCAACTCCAGCTGGGCACCGACAGCGCCGCCAAGTTGAGCACCAGCACCTGGGCCGTCACGTCTGACGCCCGTACCAAGCGCAACATCCACGACCTGGAGGGGGGACTCGATGTGATCACCAGATTGCGTCCTGTCACCGCCGAGTACAACGGCCTTGCCGGTACCCCCGCTGGCCACCGGGTCGTGTCATTCCTGGCCCACGAGATACGCGACATCCTGCCACATACTGTCGGGTCGGTGAGACGCAAACTACATGACGACGACCCCGCCGACACTGATATACTCGACTTCAACCTGCACGAAGTACTCATGCACCTCGTTCTCGCCGTGAAACAATTAGCCCAGGAGAGACAATCCAATGACCTACAGTGAATCAGCCGCCCTAATGTCTGACCCCATATTCAGGGGCAGGGTCCAGGTGGCCGTGCTCAAGTTCGCCGACAGCATCATGATCGAGGCTGGGTCAGTCCCGGCCCATAACACCCGCGAAAAGTGGGCACTCCAGGCCATGCAGAACCCCAACATGGTGGCAATGCAAATCCAACCCCCCACCGTGATGGACCCCGCCGTACAACAAGACGGTGCCGCAGTGACAGACGCCTCCCTCCAAGCCGCCGTCGAGGGCGTAGTCAACAAGTTACTCTAATCTCTATGCAATCCCTATCTCTCGCCTACTACCAGCGGGTCATGCTGTGGAATATGATCGGCAACTACAGCGCCCCGAATCTCAAGGAAGCCTCGGTCTACTTACGTATCATTGAGAAAATCCGCCTCAGCGACATCGAGCAGGTGGAAACCGAGTTCACCTCCAACGGTAACCAGTACGGGTGGAAGTTACCCGCGCCCAGTTATGGCAACTGCGTCGTGGACCTGGAAAACGAGGAGGCCAAGGCCCTCGCAACCGCGATTGAGTCAGCGACACCAGTGCGCGTCATCGACGCCGAGTGGCTATCCAACATGGTGGCCGAGTTGCGCCACCCCGTGCTGGAGTTAGTCACTAACGCCCCGTCAAATTGAAACGTTACAATATCCACCGTCTCACTTTGTCATTGACATCCGGTGTCACCTTGGGGTACTCTACAGCCTAGAGGAGTACCACACATGCCCACCAGCACGATGGACATGAACGAACGTACACTATATCTCGGCCTCAAGCCCAAGGGGACCAAGGCCGAGGTGTACAGCAACCAGCGGCGCGAGGCCAAGCGCGCCTCTGCCAGCAATGCGTCCAACGGGATGCGAATCACCGACAAGGAGAACCTTGCCACCCGGACCGACAAGGTCCACGAAGCCCTGATGGAGGAAGCCCGTGCACAAGCCAAGAGCAAGACCGCCAAGAATGGAGTTTCCGGTGGTGTCAAAGGTGAATGTTGTCCCACCGGGGCGTATGAGTACTGCGAAATCGAAGCCCTTACCCCCACCCACGTCGCCTACAAGCAAGGCCCCGACCTCTTCGGGCGCGCCTATATGTACGACGTCGGCACCGGGGAAGTAGAACTCGGTCCCCGCATGGTGGTTCACCAGGAGTTGGTATTCGGAAAGGACGGTTAGTCACTAACATGCCGCTCAAAAAGGGGTCATCCCCGAAGACGATCTCCAAGAACATCCGTACCGAGATGGCCGCTGGGAAACCGGTGAAACAAGCAGCGGCCATCGCCTACAACGTTGCTGGCAAGGGCAAGCGCGGCAAGAAATAGCTGATATCCTATGTTGCGATGGCACTAAAACTTCGCAATAATAGGTCACAGGCGGGTCCATCTCCGAACGGGAAAGCCACGGCAACTGCGGTCAACGGCATCGACCATCCCATTGACAGCATCCCTCCTGGCCCCGTATGGACCCGCCTGATTGACGACTTTACCGCAGCGTACCCACCATCCAGCGACAACGTTGACGAGTACATTGCCGCCGTCGCAATCCGCTTTGCCATCCCAGAGGCCGACCTCTCCACCTACCTACGATCCCGCATACGTCGCGGCCATCTCATTGCCAGGGCCACGATGGAGAGGGCCATGTACGTCAAGGCCCAGGAGGCCGCGGCCCTGGTGGGTGTGCGCATTGCCAAAGCCTTCGCCGTCATTGACGACGGCATGAACGCCGAGAGGGTCACCTACGACCGCGACGGCAACCCCCACTTCACTCCCGATCACCGCACCCGCATCACTGCCGCCGCCAAGTTACTCGACACCCTCGGTGCCAACCACCCGTCAAAAGCTGTTGTCGAGCACGAGATTGGTGATAAGTTGGCCGCGCTATCCACAGACGAGTTACGCCTACGTCTCGTGGAACTAGTACAACATGCCGGTGGGACATTACGCGCATCCGGAGTGAAAGGTATAATTGACATTACACATTCGCCAGTTAGTGACTAACCGTGATGTCTACCGCACCTACTCAATTTATCCCACTCCCCCACCTCGACGACGTCCGTCTCGCCAGCGAGATCGCCGAACTCACCGACGAACTCATCTACCGCGAATCCATCGACAACACCGCCAGGAGTGCAATGTATTGGCTCCGTCACGGCACCCGCACGGTGGATGAGCAGGACGCCAACAGTCGTAAGCCCTTCCCCGCCTCCCCCTATTTTGACTACATCGCCGAGGACATCATGGTGCGGCCACCCCAAGGCGAGTCCATCATCCACGCCACTTACAAATCCCGCACCACCATGATGAGTTGGACCGCAGCAGGTCTAGCCGCCCACATGATGGCGACGCAACCGGACACCCGTGTCATTGTCCAATCCGCCGACCAGCCCCGTGCCGCCAAGATCATCGAGAAGATCAAAGTTCTCCTCATGAACAGTACCGATCGTCTCCGTGGTAAATGGCTTGGCGACCTCACCCTGGACCTCTTCTCCCAGTCCTACGCCGAGTGCAACCTCCCCAATGGCTCCAGTGCCGCCGCCTTCGCCTCTGGCAGTGACAAGATCCGCTTCGAGCACGGCACCGTGTACATCTTCGACGAAGCATCCCTCGAAGACGAGTTACTCGAATGCGTCACCAACGCTCTCGCCGCCAAGACCCCCTACATCTGGCTCATCGCCACCGCGAAGCCGGGTCCATTGAATGAAATCTGGAAGGAATGCAAGCAGATCCCCTGGAGTTATAACCCCCTCCTCCACCAGGACCTCTACGCCTACACCCACCTATTTGACCGGGGTAGCCTCGCCGACGTGGGCCTAAGTGGTCTCCAGGTACCCGTCCCCGGTGGCCTCAAGGGCGATGTGAGCGGCCCAATCCCCGGCCTCACCAAGCACCTCTCGCCGCAGGGCTGGGTGTTCATTCGCGTCCACTACTCCTGCGACCCATCCATGCGCGACCCGGTCAAACTCAAGCGCGTCGCCAAGGTCTTCGGCGGCATGGGGTCGCCCATGTGGAAGCGCGAGATGGAAATCGACGCCGAAGCCCTCGGCGGTGCCCTAGTCCACCCGAAATACAATGAGCAAATCCACGTCATCCCCGACCGCGACATCCCATCCTACGGGTGTCTATACATGTCCATTGATCCTCATCCACGCACCGAACACGCGGCCCTTTGGATGCTGGTTACTAGAGACTACGACTTCTACTTTTACCGCGAATCCTGGCCCAGTAACGTTTACGGCACTGGACGGCGTCTCCGAGATGAAGATGAATGTAACCGTTATACTGTCCGTACATACGCAGAGTATATAGCTTTTGTCGAGGGCAACGAGATCGTCGCCACCAGCCCCGGCACCCCCTATGAAATGTACCAGTACACTCATCGCGATGGTGGCGAGAGGATCGTATCTCGTCTTATGGATCAGGCAGGCAAGGGGTTTCGCATCTCTGGCGAGGGCACCCCGGACCTATTCATCTATGACGAGTACCGCAAGTATGGGATCTATTGCGCCGACCCGCGTAAGTCACATGCGGTTGGTAATGATAAAATCGACGAGCTACTGGAACCCAAGCCCTGGCGTCATACTACTCGACCGCGTCTCTTCATCGCCGAATCCCTACTGGAACTCCGCGCTGAGTTTCGCAATCATCGCTACGCCACGACGTCGACCTCCCTATCCAAGGATCTCAACCAGCGGGTATCGCAGTTCCGCACCCACATGCTGGACAACTGCCGCTACCTCCTCAGTGGTAACATATTCTACACCGAGATGATGGCATCGCCGCGCTACGTCATCTCCAACCAGTTCACCGCCCCCGTGGGTGTTAGTCACTAACAAGGAGACTTGATCGCCATGACCCAGGAAGAACAAGACTCAGTCGCAGGCGGTGGCCGGTACATCCCCACCGGCAATGACGACTTCGCCACCGGTGACCACGACGCCGACCGGGTCAACATCATGGACACCCGCATTAGCCGCAGCGAACAGTGGCTGGAGAACAACTACTGGCGCACCTGGGAGAAGACCTGCGAGTCCTACTACGGGTACCGGCAACCCCTGCTACTCAACGACCCCACGATTGCCACTCCCGCCACCATGGACGGGGCGTTTGCCAGTGACAGTGTCGCCATCCTGCGCGCGGCGTCGAATAGGGTAAAGAGACAAGATCGCACCGATGGTCTGCCCATCCTGTGGAATGCCTGTTCCCGCCT